CCGGATGCATTGCAAGGATACTATATTGAGGACTCAAAACAACTGGCCTTATTCTAAACTTATCCCGAACTCAGGTACTTCTTGATTATATCTTTAGCTGCTTTTGTGTACTTATCTGCCTTACCATGAACGGCTTTTGTACATACTTCTGCCCAGAACTCGTTTACATTGGTTTTGGCATATTTACCATAACCTTGTTTCGACTTATCATTACCCCATTTCTTATAAAGGCTGTTTATGCTTTTACTTGCTGCCTTTGCATTGGGGCTTGTTAAATGGTTGTTCCAAGTTGCGTGCGCCAGCTCGTGAGTTACAATATGTGCTACTGGCTTGTTGGTTTTCGTCAAGTGTCCGCTTTTGTAGCCTTTTTCAGCCCATTTAGCAACGCTTTGGGTTGTGGTGTTTTTCCCATTGAAAACGGATTTATTCAAAACGACTTGTTTAGATACTCCATTTTGGGAAATATGCACTCCACCCGTACCAGCCTCCAGTTGTCCGATCTTAATATCTTTCTGTCTTACTCCCAAAACAGAGTGAAAACGTGAGATACTTTCTTTTACAGTCTTGTACACCTTCGGGTTCTTAATTGAAGCCAAAGGTTCCAGTTTGCCTACCTTACCTTTGTAGTTTGAATCGCCATTCGGCAAACCTCCATTACTTCCGCTTGTTTTTGCCATCTTTTTTTGAACTTTTATCGTTAATAAAGTCCTGGACGTAAACCAGGCTGTTATCTATGCAAAACTTTCTGATCTCATCACCACCGCCATACACAAGCAAGTTAGGAGTTTGCAAGCCGGATATTTCTTTGGCTACTTCAAGCTCTCCTTTCAGATATTCCAACCGACCAGCATAGCCACGAGTGAAAAAAGCGTTATACCCTTTTGGTAAGCCCAGTTTATTATACTCTTTGAACTTCACAGAAACATTCAGATCTGCGTACACCTTGATACCGCACTCTTGAAAGTATCGGCTTATCCAACGTTTCTTGTAAATCTGTTGTAAACCGTAAGCTATCGGGGTTGTATCGTAAACGGAAAGGTTCGGCTCTACCAACGCTTTTACACCACTGATTAGCACCTTGATCGGATCTTTCCAAATAGCTTCAAAGCGATAATCATCTACATAGAAGTGGTAAGTAGCAACATCTTTCCTTAATCGGCTATCAGCTCCCCAGGGGGCAAAAGGCAAAAGAAGTTTTCCGGCTTGTTCTTCCAGCAACAAATTAGGAATGTCAAACTCATTATTGCTCTCATACAAACAATCGTTAAGCATGGATCTGTAAAAATCCTCTTTTTCATCCGCTATCGGATCATCTTCTGATCCTTCCTCTTTCTCGTTGTCCTCTTGCTCTTCATCGGCTGCTTCCTCATCTTCCGGCTGTTTATCCTCTACTGGAATATCTAAACCGATAAAAGAGAAATCAGCCTTGTTGCTCCAATCTCCAAGCTGTAGCTTTTCAAAATCCCATTCACCGTTGTTGATGTTATCCCTTAGAACTATATCCGCTTCCTGCTCTTCGGTCAGGTTGTGGTACAAGATTGTCGGCACTTCCGATATTTTCAGCTTCTTTGCAGCCTTTATCCGTTGGTGTCCTGCCAGTACATATAACTTTCCTTCACGCTCAGATAAGGCAATAGGGCGGTGCTTCCAGAAACCATTTATGCGAATGGAATCTACCAAACGCTCTAAATCTCTCTTGCTTATCTTTCGTGGGTTGTCATCCAACAGAGTTAGATCCGAGATTTTACGGTAAACAATCTCTATCCCTTCCATGTTAAACCTCCTTTTCAAATTCAGGAATACGGGCAATCTTTCTGAAAGCCTCCACAAAGCGCATCAACAGATAAAGTTTCCGCTTCCCTAAAAACATAACCTTATGCCCGTCCGTCATTCTGCCTACAGCGTAAAATTTTCCTCTATAATGCAATGGCAACGGGAATTTATCATACACATAGATACAACCGTTCTCTATACTCGTGATCGTTGCCACCCTATTAAACTTACCATCCAGATATACGGTAATAGATTTACCTGGTGTAATCGGATCATACGGTAGGAAAAGATTTGCAAAGTGCATAGCGGTAATGAATACCGCTAAAGCACCTGCTACTATAAAGATAGTTGTCGTAATAGTCATAATATCAATGTTATCAATTAATGCAAAGATATAAATTTCGGTGTATATATACACCAATAAAGAGCAAAAAACATCTAAAAGCCAAATACTAACATGGCAGCATCCCTACTATGCTCGTTGGTTTGCTTTTTCCATCCCGTAAGCTGCTTGAAATATTCCTGGCTCATCTTTGTTATATTCCGTTTAGGAGCAACCATTTCAAACTCAACACCAAGTTCGGTAAGGTAATCTTCCCAAATTGTAGCATCACGTTTTACGGATCCTACACCTTGTAGCCTCTTCCGTTCCTCTTCACGTGTCATTCTCTCTGTACCAAACCAGGTGCGTTGTCGTGGATCCTCCACTCTTACTATGATTTTATCGCCTACACCCGTCTTTTGCATATCCGCATAAGACTGAACAACTGCCATAGCCCTATGAATAGGCATTTGTTTTACCATTTCCAAAGAACGCTTTCGGTTATCCCAGATAGCAATCCCGGTATGTACACCTGTATCAATCCCTATATAGATCATGCTTCCCTTTCCTCAAATTCAACATCTTCCGTATCGCCAAAAGAGCCAGGAATCTGATAAAGCACTACGGTATTATTGCTAATCTGCTGCTCCCTTGAAGGCATTAGCATTGTCATAAGATAATTATTCGGAGCGTATTTATAGCGAATCTCCTTAATCATTGGCAAACCTATAGGGTGTTGGCTGTGAATAGCAACGCTCAGAAGATTATCAGTCATTTCAACTTTGACAATAGCGCAACCGTGAAGGAATGTACCAAACCTATATTCCCCGAACTCATCTTTTGTAAACGGATCGCTTTTTGCAGTTGATTCAAGTTCTTTTATAAACTCCGGGTTAAGTTTCTTCTTTTTCCAATACTGAGGAAGTTGAATATTAATCTTTTCCATAACATTACATTTTATATGGTGAAACAATATCGTAAATAGATTTGCATACTTGAATGTCATATAAGGCATCATGTAGTCGGCTTTCGTCTATTTCTATACCGAGTGCCTTTGCTACAGTTCCTTGCTTGAAATTTTCCATCTGTGAGCGTTGAGAAGCCAGATAAGGAGTTGCCAAAACCATTACATCTATAGAATTACTCCAGAAGTAAGAACCGAAATATTTATCCCCATTCTGTAAAAACCATGCACGGAGAAACTGGTTATCAAATGAAGCATTATTATAACCAGCAAGGAAAAACTTATCCTGCTTATTATACTTATCCACGTATTTATTCAAAATAGCCGTAAATTGTCCGTACACATACCCCATTGCCGGATAAGATAGGATCTGCTCTTTGGTTACACCAGCCACATCTAAAGCCTCTTGCACTATTTCCGCTTTAGGGTTAGGCTGTACCTTGAAATCAAAGGTTTCTTTTACTTCACCGTCTATAACGATCATACCGCTAATTTGGTGGATCCCATGTTTGTTTACTAACGTTCCTGTAGTTTCCAGGTCAAAAAACACTACTTTCATTTACTCAATTTTTTATATTGTTTCATTGCATTACTCAAACTCTCTGTTTTATCCAGAAGGATAGCCAGCTTATCCACATCTACCATAACACCGCCATCCAGATAAGCCCACACCTTACGGAGTGCCTGAGCTATCTCTTTGGCTTCCTTAGCCTCTTTCTGTACAGCGTTAATCTCTTTATTGGTAACAGTCCTTTTCCCTTGCTTTTCGGCTAATTCTACGGCTTTTCTCGTGGCGTTTACTTGTTCCTCTTCCGTATCGTAATTGGCTACAATGTCCTTAGCAGCAGAAGCCGATATTTGTTTGTTTATAATACGTTCCTGAATCTCTATAGGGAGATCCATTAGGGATAAACATTTACTCACAAAAGCCGGAGATTTTTTAAACTTTTCAGCTATCTCATTTTGGGTATATCCGAACTCTTCTTTAAAGCGTTTGAACATGATACCGCACTCATATTCAGAAAAACGCTTTCCCTCATTTCTCATCATCTGCTCGATTAGAAGCTCTTCCGTACTTGTGTCTTTAGGCAGCTTCAAAGCCTTAATGTAAGGAATGTTTGTACCCTCTTCAATCGCAAGCATGGTAGCCCGATAGCGTCTTTCACCATCCACCAGCTTGTACCGTTCTATACCGTCCTCATCTTTGAAAGGAAGTACGGTAATAGGGTTAAGAACTCCTTTAGCCTTGATTTGCTCCTTTAATTCCTCTAAATCGAAATCTCTACGAGCATTGAAATCATCCATTACCACTATGTTACGTGGATCTATCTGGAAAATATCAGTTCTTTTTGTTGCATTAGTTTCCATTATTTCGTTGTTTTTTCGTAAAACTTACATGGCTTCTTTCTTGCAGTTATCCTCTTAGAAAGTTTACAGCAATACATCTGACCGACTTTTGGATTACTCCAGAAGTGCTTACACTCGCTACAATGCCTATCGTCATTCATCACAATACTTTGAAAACGTGGAACACAAGCGAACCACCACACATTTGAAAAGTTCCTATGTATTCCAGCCTATCACTGTCTGGAACATTATGCCCTGTGCCATGCACTCTGATATGCACATTCTCTTTTTCCGAATTAGGATCTACCATAGCCCATATACAAGGAACTCCGTTCTGATTCTGTACTGTCAGGATCTTAGCACCAACTGGCATTACAATATCCTGATCGTCTGTTATTTCAATCGCATATTTATAAATCTTCTTCATAGCTTTAGTATCTAAATCCTGTAAAATGAATAACTACACCTTCAAAAACATTCTCTTTGTTGTTCCCGAAAAACCATTCTACAAAGTCCTCTACGCTCAGACCATCATTTTTCGCTACTTCATGGATTGAAACTTTCTTGTTGTCTATCCATATTTCAGGGTAAGCATCCTCAGAGCTATATGTCATGGTTACGTGTTGCAGTCCGATTTTGGGTAATTGGGCTATTTCCTTTTGCTCCGAATTATACGGTCTGCCAGTCCATTCACGTATTGAAAGATATTTTTTACCAGAAACAATATCTTTATACCGTCCATCCCATACATTTTTTGCGTTGTATCGGATTGTATGGATCTTACTTTTGTCTTTCAACTTCTTTTCAAAGTCTGTAGCTTCGCCAGCTTTGCTATGAGTTACGGGGAAAGACTTGCATAAGGTCAATATTACTTTTTTCTTTTCCATCTTAATTGTTGAGTTTTATATATTTACCAGGTATATTAGAATATTCCAGTATTTTTGCGTTTTCCTCACCAAAGGCTATAAGAACGCTACCGCACCCTGGGCTATCTCCTTGCGTACCATCTGGTCGATAGAATTTTATTCTACCCTTCACAAACATTATTGCACTTGCATTTGGGAAAATGAGATCTTGAAACATCTTGCTATCACAGCGATTAAAAAGCAATGCTATACCGTTGTTGTTCCTTACCATCTTTTCCACAAATCGCTCAATAAGAGGACGTGAATACGGAGGATTTAACCATACTCTTACCCCCCCCCATTCAGTTTTTAAACCATCCTCAGAAGGCGTTATATGTCTTTTGGCGGTGTTCCACAAACGGTTTTCAGGAGCGCATGGATCAAGATCAAAACTCCCTAAAGCGTCCACTATCCATTTGGGAGTGTACCACTCATCCGTTGTCTGCTTACTTCGTTCAAAACTCGTATTCATAATGTTTACTTGGTAAATTTTAATATTCCTTTCCGTGTTTATTTTCCCTGCCTTCGTTGTAATACATCTTTTGCTCAATATGCCACAGTAAGTTAATTTTGAGAATTTCGGATAATCTTCGTATCTGGTGAAGAGCATAGTTAATCTGTTCTTCCTGAGAATATTTATAGTTCACCAAATCTTTTACGATAGCATATATATTTTCTGTAAAACTTTTCTTAGGAGTAACTACGTGTTGCAAACAGAATCTATTTAAATTCAGATTATTTGCTCCGGCAAGATCCAGTAATCGAATAGCAGCATCCGCTAATTCATCTTCTACTGTATCTTTCACATACTCTTCAAAGTTTTCTCTGAAATACTTGTTTTCATGGTGGAAAGTACGATCATCGAATATTGTTTCTTTTCTGTTGGCTGGTACTCTTGCAAACTTATTTCTTCTATGGGCGTTCACAGCTTCCATAAGCTCCGAAATAACCAGGCAAAGAAAGTGCTTATCGCTTGGTCTGCCTTCCCAAAATCCATGTTTTACAGCGTTGGAATGGGCTTTGTCTTTTAACTCGTTCCAATTTATCTCACTCATTTTCTATAACTCTTGTTTTGGTAATAAATACGTTCAAACATTTCTTCCATCCGATCAGCTATTCTTATACCGTAACGTTCCCCAAAATCGGAATCTTTGAGATTGGAAGTTGCGATAGTGAATAACTGTCTATCATATCTGGCATAAAGCAGTTCTACCACTGGTGAGAACTCGTTACCCCAACTTTTTACACTTGCTGGTTCAGTTCCTATATCATCAATAAAAAGCAGTTCTTGATTTTTGAGCTTATTGAAGTACATAGGATCATTAGCCACATTTTTTGCCAAATCCAAAGCTGAAACCCGGAATACACCTTTTCGCTCACTGGATATGGAGCTATTGTGTAGAATACCGATAAGGTTACAAATCGCCTTGCCTAAAGTAGATTTGCCGGATCCTACTATTCCATATAGCAGCAATCCTACTTTATAATCGCCAGTAAGCCATTTTGCAGCCTTTTCTATTTTCTCCAGTGTTCCTTTATCTTCCTGAAACGGAATACGCCTTTTGCGCACCTCATGCTGATAGCACATAAGCAGCATTTCCTGAACCGTTTCCTTAGAATATCCTTCTATTCTAAATCGTGTTTCTGTAGTCGTTTCCAGTTGCCGATCCAGGATCTTTTGAAGCTGATTCTTTATGTTTATATCCATACTTTTGTATTTCTTCGTTATATCTATTTACTACCCAGTTTAGTATCGCTCTATAGTCAGAACTATACTTTTTCCCTTTTGATCCTTTATAGTTATCAAGTATTTCAATCATCCGTTTGGCTCCTTCCTCAGAATATTCAGCGCATAACTTAGCGTATTCATCCCTTGTTAGTGTTACGAACTCAGCATACTTGTATTTTTTTGCCTTCTCAGCCTTTTTTTGCTGCTCTGGCGTTAAAGGTGGTGGGCTTTCTTGTGGAAACAGTAAAACTTCCTGTTGCGGTTGTTGGGGCTGCTCTTGTAGGATCGTTTCTGCTTCTGCTTTTGGAATGAAAACCCTTGCCTTAGTGATCTCACCCCCTTTCTTACCAGCCAGCCTTCTTTTCTTACTTATCAGGTTGTCTTTTACCATACGCCTACTATAAATAGCTCCATCTTCCCGAACTTCACACACCTTGTTTTCTATCAAAGAATCTACCCATTTAGAAGATCCTGAGCAATCCGTACCTATTATACGGGCTATATCTTCTTTCGTACAAGGCTGTCCGTTTGGCATAACCATAACACCACGTTCTACACTTTCCCACATATAGCATAACATATCCATCCACAAACCCCTAACGTCTGGTGGAAGTACCCTTAATTCAGGACACCTCAACCAATCGCCAACATAGAAAGGCATAGGAGTTTCTTGTTTTCTTGCCATAGAGAGAATTTTTAAGGAAGCCGGGATAATTCCCAGCTTTCCTATAATCATGTTTGAACGGTTACACTTCCAGAATTGCAATATCGGGGGCAATATCCTTGATCTTATCCAGCACTTCATCAATACACTTATCTCTGTAACTTTCCATCACTTCATTTGCTCCTGGCGAAACAAGTTGCAAAAACACTTCTCCATTTGTCAGATAATGATCGAACTCTATTTCGATAGGCTGTTTTGCAGTTCCCTTGAAGATAGCCATGTTTACGGTAAAGCTCTTCGGTAAATTACTTTCTACCTGGCAACGGTAAACATCAGCAACGGAGCCAGAAGGATCTCTTTGTTTCTCAATCTCTGCCTTTGCTTTTGCATTGAAGTTTTTGAGATTGGAAACAAGTACCATGCACTTTTCTTTATCTTCAAACAAACCACGATTCAGACGCAAGAATTGTCCTAATTTGGCAGGGATCCAGCCCTTTTCACCATCATTAATACCGAACTTCTCAAATGTTTCAGATACTTCAACCGTACCAGTGAACGTGTTTTTATTGTAATAATCATCTTCGTTTACAGTGAGCTGAATTGTCATTTTCTCACGATTCACAACGACATTTGCACGTTTCTGATCTACAGTATCTATTCGCTTGGAAAGCCATTCATACGGAGTGGAGATAGTGCCGGAAACACTGATCTTTTCCGGGGCTTTGGTTGCAAGCGGTTGTTGTGCTTGCGCTGCGTCACCAAGTCTATAAACTACTTCAATAGGTTTCTCTCCAGTGTAATGTTCGATGTTAATGTTCAAACCTTTGTTTTTTTCTTCCATAATGTTTTAAAACTTAAGATGTTAATAAATTAATTATCTGTGCCAGTCAAGCGCACTGCCATTTGAATTGTTTTCTGCCTTTCTTCCGGCTTCATAGGTCTTTCCTCCAGCAAATAACCGTCTGGCGTATAGTAACCTACTCTTCCTTCGTCTTGATCTATGAACTTGTAGCACTCACCTTTAATGTACTCACCGCCTTTTCTCAAATCATCAAGCATTTTTCCGATCCGTTCTTGCAGTGGCTTCATTTTTCCTTTGAAGTCAGCTTTAACTACATCAAAATTTTCTGTCAGTTCTTGCATCTGTATCTGAACTTCTACAAGGTTAGCCCGAAGCTCATTAGTTTCTTCCTGAGAGAACTTTGAGAGATAACTTTTCTCTACGACCTCATCGCAGCTATCACGTAAAATTTGCGCTCTTTGCTCCACTGGAGTATCAGCCAACATTATATCTTTCATTGCAAAATAAGTTTGATTATTAATGAATTGAAGTCTATTTGAAAGTGGTACTTATTCAAAAGAACAAACAGTAAGATTGCGATTCCTAATATGTTATCTATAATTCTCCATGTAAACCACTTCTTAGGGATAAGGCTTAAAACAATCAATGCAAGAAAACCTATCCATTGAGAGCTTATTAAACCTATGAAGCACAATATAAGGTAGATCCAGTTGCACATTCTCCAAACAGCGAAAACCGGGCTTATCTCTGTGAGATCGTTTTTGTCCTTATACTTTTCCACAGCAGCGAAAACTTTTTTGCAAGCTGCCAAATTCAGCACTTCAAAGAAAAGGCAGAAGGCTATCAGTATATAAAATATTGTTGTCATTCTTGCACCTTCTTTACATTAAACATCAAATAATCAAACCACAATTCAATGAATTGCTGCCCGAAATACTTTGCTTTCTCTCTTGATTCTTGCCAAAGCCGAGAGCTGACATACGCATGCGTAGCCGAGGGGGCGTTATGCGTACACGCATAACCGAAGCCCGCACGATTGTTTAGAGCGTCAATAATTGGAATATACACAAGCCCTTCTGTTTCTTTGATTTCTCTCTCAGTCCACAAAGCAAACCAGGGGAAATAGAAACGACTGTTACCGCTTGCATCCGGTTTAGGCTGGTAATTCTTACCCCACAAAGCCCGGCTGATTGTTTCAAGTTTGATTAAGGCAATAATGCCTTTTCTTACTCCAGCAGAGCGCAAAGCCTTCTCGTCAATAGGGGAACACTTTAAAGCAGCACACGCATCCTCATAACTTCGGATTGTCGTGTAATCATCAAGGGTAGGAGTTGGTTTCTTTTCACCTTTGCAGAACAAGGCTACCAACACGTTTTTCACTTCTTCACTTTTAGCAACGTCTAAAGCTGCCTTTACTTCAATCTCAGTAATTTCAATTACTTTCATCTTTTAAAGATTTTAATCGTTTGACAATTTTGTTAGTTAATCGTATCGCATTATCCACTCTGGTACTTCTACCTTCGTGTGGGATATTTTCTATTAGCACTGGAATAAGCCGGATAAGCTCATTTACCAAGTAGTTAGGTATCTTTTTCATCGGCTTTCCTCCAGTTAGGATCGGGATCAGGTATTTCTATATTCAAGTATTCCAAAGCGTACTCTCTGAGCTTCTCGCAATATGTTGAGAATGTTAGCGTGTCCATTGTTGCAGTTGATCCGGGAAACTCTATAATTTCACCCGTATGTTTGTTTACTACTTTGTCCTTAGTCATTTGAGCCTTAAAAAACTCGTGTACTTGTTCCACGCTTGTAAACTCCCATCCGGCATTAAGCAACCCATCTAACAGCATTGGATAGATGCACCCCCATAGCCAGCCGTTTTGATCGTTGGAGCGTGGCTTCCTAACCTTTTTCACTATTACCTGGTAAATCCCATCTACCGAATGAGAAAACAAGTCGTATAATGGTCTGAGGTTGAATAGTCCACCCTTCTTTTCTATCAAAACTTTATTTGTCATATAGCTGTAGCTGTTTTTCTAAACTCTTTCTAACTGCGTGTATGGCTCCTTCTCTACCTTCAAGGCTTCTCAGGTAATCTTCCAGCTCCTTACGTGTTTCTGCGATATAGTAGCCTTCACTCGTGGCGATCAGCCCAATCACCATACCCGAAAGCCTAATATGGTTGATAATCTTTCTTATTCGTGGACTATCAATTTTACACCCATAAGACTTTAAAGCCGAACACATCGCTTTATTTGTAATCGCTTTAGATTTACCTACCTTACCGTGAAGCCCTTGTACTATGAGAGGCAGAATAACTTTGTCCTCATAATCGGTTAGAGGTTTTGTTTGCTCTGAAAATCCTTGTATCATACCTAAAAATTGTTTAAGGTTATACTTAAACCTGGTTTAGCAGCATAAACCGCCTTTCCAGTAAGTTTTTGCACCTCAGATACAAATAAATGCTCATCGCTGTTATTAGACGAGAGGTGTAAAAGAACTATGTTTGCAACGTTGCTCAAATCGTTTTCTTTTAGAGCTTGTTTGCAACTTTCCAGCTCCATGTGAGAAACCATTAATCTGTTTCTTTGCGTAGGAAGGACACGCCCGGCATTAATGCTTTCTATCAGTTTCGTATCAGAGTAATTACATTCAATCAGTATATGATTCAATCCGGAAAAAGTATATCCAGACTGGCAACTATCCGTTAAAAACATAATACTACCACAATCCGGGTGTTTAATGAAATAGCCAACACAAGGTACATCATGGAAAGCAGGGAAGGGGATCACCCGAAAACCACCAAGCAGATAGCCCGATCCTACTTTAATGGCTTTTACTCTGGAACCTTTCAATTCCTTGCTTTCTATCACTTCTGGAAGAGCCAATACATGAAAGCCACAATCTACCATTGCCTTAGCATATTTAGCATGATCGTTATGCTGATGAGTTATTAAGCAGCCTACGACTTTGCGAATATTGAAATCCAAAGCCTTTTTTACGTCTATGAAACGTATTCCAGCCTCGATAATCAAAGCCTCATTGCCGTTATCCAGTATGTAGCAATTACCACTGGACGAGCTGCCCAAAACTCTTAATTCCATTCCCATTAGAAACCTGGCTTATTTTCATTGGAAGCCGTTGCAGTATTGGCACTGGTAGTAGAAACTTCCTCAAAGCTAACATCTGATACATCAAAACGTTGTGTTCCCATTGTGGGCATAGCGTCTGTATGCTCTTCCGCACCCTCAACATCATTTTCAAATGCTTGTTGCATTTCTATAGAGAGATAGCCGTATTTACTAAGTAAATTTCTGATAACGGTTTTGATAGCCATCCCATGAAAATTACCGAGCCATCCAACGGTTTTACTGTCTGCCGAGAAAGGCAGTTCGGCAAGTTTCATAAGGCTTTCTACGGTTGTTTCCTTCTTTAACCCTTTGGAGTAGCGTTTGGCGTGGGTAGCCATTTGTTCAACAGTCATGTACAACGTCTTAGAGAAGCCGTTAAGCAATTCAAAATAGCAGAAGTAACCTATGATCTTATCAGACTTCTTTTCTCCGTCAAAAGCGATCTCGCCAGTAAGTTTGTTCACTTTACGAACTTCACCATCAAAAACGACATCTGCGTTAATGGTACGGTATTGGTTGGATCTTTCCGCAAGCTGAATATAACCCTTGTACCCCAGTTGAAACGTTGGCTCCATAACCTTGATATACTTTTGGATAGGCTTACCGTCTGAGCCTATTTTGGGCTTACCTTTTTCGTCCAAATCATCTACTTTTTTGCTATTATTGAAGGGGATAATGAAAGCGTACCCCAAAGCCTTATTGATTGGCAACTTCAAAACAGCAGCTTTCAGACATTCCGCTACAACCGCTTTCGGCTCGCATAATTGTAAATTTGAATCCGAGTTGTATAGATCAATAATGGAAGCAACAAATGTGGAAGCATTCTTAGAAAGCGCATTTTTAAATTGTTCCATTACAGAAGGAGCGTTAAGCATAGTTTTCAGCACATCTATTTTTTTTGCCTGTGCTGGCATTTTCGTTGATTGGGTACTAACTACTTGTGTACCACTTGAATTTTCTTGTGTCATAAAATTATTATTTAAAGTTGTTTGTATTCTTCCATTGTTCCATTTCCGGCAACACGTATCATCAAAGATTTATCTTTGCTAACCACGAGGTTTATTACTTGCGACATGGTAGGTATAAGATCGTTCACACTTTCCCGATTATCAATGAAAATGGGTGCTGTGATACCTACAGATCGACATATAGCGTTTATTATATCCAGCCCAGCATTGATTTTTGAAGCATTGTTTACATCGGCAAACGGCACACCATCTACAGAGCAAAAGCAGGTTATAGCCTCATTCCCATTCAACTTTTCGCTAATAAACGAGAACTTAACCAAAGAGAACATTCCGTTAATACGTTCCATCAACTTGTTGTCTTTTTCTTTCTGGAAGTCTTGTACCAAAAACTCCAAACGTTCTTGTTCTGCCAGAGCTTCATTGTTTTTATCTCTTCTATCCTCCAGATCCTCAATAACTTTATTGGAACGTTCTATAGTATCACGTTTACCCAGCTTCTTATTCAGCTCATCTATAGCCTCAGAAAGAATAGCCTTAGCTTCTTTCAACTCTGTTGTGTCTATAGGTTTGGCTTCTGCCTTTAACTGGTTTTCAAGATCTACGATTTCATTACTGAGAGAAAGCCAGGTAGGATCGGAAAGAATGATCTTTTGTGTATCTTGTTCTTCCGGCATATTCCCTTTACATTCATTGATATTATGCACCAATATTTCTTTCTCGTTACTCAACTGAGTTATAGCAGCTTGAATAATTGAACACTGCTTTTTAAGCTCTTCAACTTTTGCAGCTTTTTCCTTGCCTTCATTTTGCACTGCTTTCAGTCGGTTTGCCTTGTTGAGATTAAAGTTGTCCTGTAATTCTTGTTGCTTGGCTTGAATATCTTCTACCTCCAACTCTCTTTTACAAGTCGGGCAAATAAAAGCTCCTTCCGGGTACTGTAACGTTTCCGCATCTATGGCATAGAACTTACCTCTCAATACTTCCAAATCATTATTTAGAGCTTCGATAGTAGCTTTGATACGAGAATGATCCTCTTGTTTACGGGATATTTCAGCATCCTTGCTTTTAACTTGATATTCCAGCTTTGAAATATTATCCAGTACGTCATGGTAGGATTTATTGGCATTTTGTCTTATCTCATTTTCTCTTTGCGACTTGGCAAGTTTTTTGTTCCCGATTTGCTTTTGCAACTCAGATTTGGCTTTGAACTCTGCTTCTATCTGTTTGCTTTTATCGGCTAACTGGCTATCAATATCTTTAATTTTCTCTTTTTTGTCGGCTATTTCCTTCTCCAAAACCGCCCAGTCCTCACTTTCAGGCATTGCATCACGTACCGAATCAATTCTACCAGGAATACCCTTTAACTCATCTTTGATAGCTGATTTCTTAGAGGCTATTTCTTTTGCTAATTGCTCTAAGGTTCTGCCTGAAATAAGACTAATCAGCTCTTGAAACTTTGGATTGATATTGGCTACTTCCTCATTCGTAACGTTACCAGCCATTTCAAGCAACATAGCTTTCTGATCTTGCGCCTTCATGGTCGGGAAATATAACGGGTTAGTAATCATTCTAAAAACATCTTCCGGCAAGATCGCTGCTACTTCCGCATCATACTCCTTTTTCGTTTTGAGTTTTACACCATTCAAATAAAACTCTGTAGCATGGTTTTGAAGGACACCAGCGTTTACACCACTTCCCCATTTTTCAACATAGTTACGTTGCAGTTCAACATCTCTGCCATTGATAGACAATACACCAGTTACGCTATGTACAAGGTGTAAGATTGGTTTTCCATCTTCTCCCAACGTTTTAATGTTAAAGTTGGTATCAGCCCTATTCGTGCTGTCCTTCCCAAATAACAGCCACAAGAACGCATCTTGAAGCGTTGTCTTTCCTGTGCCATTTCCACCACAGATAAAGGTATTTTTATCTGTAAACTCTACTGTTAGATCCTGAATTTTCTTGAAATTCTTTAGGATCAATTTCTTTAAGAATACT